CCGGCCGTTATCGCGCGTCGCCGCTTGCGATAGTGTTAGGAATCCGGGAATAGTGCAGGTTCAACCTACGCTATTCCTTATTGCAACTCAGTTGCGATATGACTCGTGCTTCGGCCCGTCTCGAACGGCGGCGCGAGCTTACCCGGAACGTCACTCTACCGGAACGTTACCACATAGAAGCATGTCTATTAGCGTGCGTGTATTCGATATTCTCTTTTCTAATATTCACGTTCTATAGGGGCTCTATGGTCCGGCGCGTTTAGGCCCGTTTCGCGGCTAACCACGCGTTATCGCTGGATACTGGCGCAAGCGCAGGCGGCAACGCACCTACCGTACCGGTAGAACCGGCGATAACGTAGGGCCAACGCCACGATACGACGAGCCCCGACAATATGACCGATCCGGCTTGACAGATCATACCACCACGATAAGGTACAAACACCGGCGCCGAACGCCGGCCAACGGAGGACAGATGTTCAGCGTAGCAGTCAACAGCCCCAACCCGATCCGCGGCCTCACCGGATGCTTCAGCGTCCGCCCCGCCGGACGCACGGACGCGCTCGCCAACGCGCTCCGGCGCATCCACAGGGACACCGGGCTGGGAGCGCTCGCGCACCACTGCTACGGCTACACCCGGAGCCCGAAGGGTGGCGTCACTACCTACCACGACGTCACGCTGGGCCGCGACGGCGTGCCCTCCGCGCGCGTCCGCGTCGTGCTCGGTGGGGGTGTCGCGTGAACCGCGCCGCCGCCGTCCTGATCCTCGCCGCCTACGGCATTGCGGCCGGCTGGGCCTTCCTCAACTGGGGGCTCGCATGATCGTCGACCCCGTAGCCCGACACGAGGCCGCCGCGCTCCGTGCCCGGCGCGAGCAGGACGAGCGCCGCGCCTACGGCAACTGGGCCGGTGTCCTGGCCGCGGTCGACCGCGAGCGGCGGCACCTCGAAGCCGCCGCCGCGTTCCTCGACGAGGCGGCCGAGGTCGCCACGGCTATCGGCGACCGCGCCGGAGCTCGATCCTACCGCGCCCGCGCTACCAGCCTCCGCAGCTGGGCGCACGTTCTCTAACCTCGACCCCCAGGAGTATCAGCCATGAATACCGCTTCCACTCGCATGAACCGGGTAACCGTGCTCGCGGAGTACCTCGGCTGGGACCGCGCCGACGTGCCGGCCTACGAGTACAGGGCCGGACGCTTTGCCACGCGCGTCTACTCTATCGGACGCCGCTGCTACTGCGTGACCACGCGCGGACAGACGCCGCCGCAGGATGTCCGCGGGGACGGGCCGGCGCTCGACTGGCGGGCGTTGCCCGCCGATACGTGGCCGCTCCCGCGCTATCCGGGCACCGTGCTGTGGGTGGCAGAATGACCGCGCGCCACGAAGAGCCGGCCGCGTCGGAGCCGCTGCGCGACGACCTGTGCGCCTGGTACGGGACGCCGCCCTGGACCCGTCCGGTCCAGCCGGTCGACCGTCCGGCCACCGATCCGGCGGACACGAGCGCCGACGGCCAGGACTACGGCCAGGATGCCGGCCCGGATGCCGGCGCGGACAATCTTCTACCTTTCTGACGCATGCCCCTTGACTGTACCTTACCGCCGTACTATGATCTATCCACACAACGGAGGCCCACAATGAACTACGCAGGCGCACCGAACAGCCCCTACGCCGACATGCTCGGCGACCGGCCCGATCACCTCACGACCGACGACGTACTGCCGGCCCTGATCGAGGCGGACATCGCCGCATGGCTCGACCAGGACGGCGACCTGCACGTCGAGGCGGCCGACGGCACGCGCATCGAGGTCGCCTGCTATCGGGACGACGAGCAGTGGATCCGGCGCCGCAGCGGCGCGTTCGTCGGTCAGCTGACCGAACGCAAGCCGGCCGCCTTCGTGACCGCCTTCGTCGCGCTCTGCAAGGCCGAAGGGATCGACCTGCTCGGCTCTGACGACTAACTACGCAGCCCCGGCCACACGGCCAGCCTACACGACAAACACGGAGACGTCAACCATGAACACCGATCATACAACCCCGCCCGGCTTCATCGAGGTCACGACCTACAACACCAACGCGCAGTGGACGGTGCTGCTGCCCATCGCCGGCGTATTCGTCGTGGCCGAGCCGGGCTGCGCCGTCCGCCTCCGGCCCTTGACCGGCGGCACGGGCTGGGAGGTCCGCGAATCCTACGAGCAGGTACTCGCCAAGATCACCGCAGCCTGCGTGCGGCCATGAGCGCGACCGACAGCCGCCCGCCCTGCCCCGACTGCGGCGCGCCTGCGTCCCGCTGCGCCTGGTACGGGCGCACCCGCCGCGTCTACTCGTGTGACCAGTGCGCCGCCCGCCGCCGCGATCCGGCCGTGGTCGAGGTCCGCACCTCGTCCGGCTGGCGCGGCTGGCGCAACGCACGCGGCCCGTGCGAGGACGCGCCCTGCTGCGGCTGCTGCACATACTGAAGTCGGGCCGCGCAGGTGCCCCGCCCCTTGACGATACCTTACCGCCACGCTATCATCTGTCTGCCACTCAGGAGAACCGACCATGACTAACCTTACGGGCGCAATCGCGAAACGCTACGACAACCCTGCCGACCTGTTCCGTAGCCTCTACAAGTACACCGACTGCGGCGCGCAGGCGGGCATCCTCGTCGAGGAGACCATCCACGCCCCCACCTCGTCCGACCCGTGGGCCGAAGAGGGCGGCACCCGCTGGGTCTACGACGCGCGCGACCTGCCCGGATCGTGGGAGGACATCCACGTCCTCGCCGTCAGCGTGTCGTCCATCGTGGAGGGGATCGACGCCATGACGGCGACGCACGTCGTGCGCGTTGAGGACGTGAGCGAGGAGAACTTCGACGCAGCGTGGGACGCAGCCGTCGCCGCCGTCGAGGAGGAAGCGGACGCCCTATGGAACGATACTCACGGCTGCCCGACCTGCGCGGCTCATCATGGCGTCGACCTCTCCGAGGAAGCCTCCCCCGTGTGGGATGAGTGTCCCGAATGCGGCGGACACGGCGACGCGATCTAATCCTCACCGACCGACCAGGAGAACCGACCATGACCCACGTCGAAGAATACGCCAACGCCATGTCTGAGCTGTACGAGTTTGAGTCCGCAGCCTACGAGGATCAGGCCCGCCGCTACCTGCTCGGCGAGCCCGCCGCTGCTGCCCGACACGCCTACAGCCTGCTCCTGAAGGCCGACGCCACCGACGACCGGTGCAGCGCCCGCCTCCTCCGCACGGCCGGCATGGCCCTCCTCGCGGCCGTCGTCGAGGGGGACGTATGAGCGCCGAAGACCGCGCGCGGCGCTCCGCGCACGACCTGTCCATCGCCCTCGTCGGCATCATCGCCGACGAGGCGGCCTCCGCCATCCGTATCGTCGAGGCGCAGGCCATCGCGCAGCGCGCCCTCGCCGTCGCAGGCCACGCCTACATCCGCGGCATGGTGCGAGGCCACGAGGAGGCGCTCGTCGAGTTGCGACGCATCCAGCGGCGCGTCACGATGGTGCAGGACGCGCTCCGCGAGGCGCGCATGGCCGCCGAGCGGATCGAGGCCGGACCGTGATGTGCCTCCTGCTGATCGTCCCGCCGCTCGCACTCGTCGTGTGGGCGAGCGTCTGCCCCTACAACCCCCGGAGGGAACCGTGACCACACAAGACTACACCATCTCGCTGCGCGTGAAGCCTGGCGCACGCCGCGCCCAGCTGACCCTGAACACGCCCACCCGGCCGGGCCTCTGCGTCGTCCGGCCCGGCGTCGACGAGGCGCACGCCGTCGCCAACGCGCTGCGTGGCATGGCCGACATGATCGACGCGCGCCGCCGGCAGGCGCTCCGGGACGCCGGTGCCACCGACTGGGTCCGGCTCAGCATCGACGTGGACGTCGAGGTCGAGGCCGGCCAGATCGAGGCGGCCCGCCGGGCCGAGGCGGGCGCGCAGTCCGGCGACATGGCCGCCGCGCAGGAGGTCATGAACCTCGCGCTCGAATGGCTGGCGACCGCCATGTACGACAAAGACTCCAGGGACTGGCAGTCCTTCGACTGGGCGCTCGTGGACGACTGCGACCCCGACGACTTCCCGGAGGCATGATGCCGGATCGCGTCATCATCATCGACTACACCAACTGGAAGGGAGAGCGGCGGCGCCGGACCATCCTGCCCCGCGAGCTCTGGTACGGGACGACGAACTACCACACGACGCCGCAATGGTTCATCCGTGCGGTCGACCTTGAGAAGACGGCGGTGCGTGACTTCGCGCTCCGTGACATCCACTCCACCATCTGAGGACACCATGAACGACAACCAGCACCAGCAACTCATTGAGACGCTCATCGCGCAGACCACGGCGGTCCGGGAGATCCACGCCCTCATCGTCCGCATCATCCTGTGGAGCGCCGTCGCCGGCCTCGCGAGCGTCGTCTGGACGTTCGTCAACACGCCCGTCTGAACGCGCCAGGGAGGACCGCCGAGGGCCGCCGGAGCATCAAGCATCCGGCGGCCCTGCTGCGTTTCAGGCAGTCTCGTCAGGCATGGCTCCGCCAGGGAGGCACTTCACCCCGGTTGCGCGGCCATGTGACGCCCGCAGCAGGGATCCGTTATCCGCTCACGCGCTGGGCCGCAACGATCTGAGCGAGACGTTCGTCGAAGTCGAGGTCGACCTTGACCGCAGTCTCCACCGTGGTCGTCGAGGTCTTCGGCACCTCGACGAGGCCGCACCGGTCGAGGACCAGCTCGGCCGCCTTGAGCCGGTCCTTCGGCGTCACGGTGTCGTCGTTCATCAGGTCGACGAGCGTGGAGAGCGCCGCCTCCGCCGCGTCTTCGAGCTCCTGGCCGAGTGTCTTCCGGCGCAGGTCGCGACCCTTGTCGATGCCCGCCTTCATGGCAGGATCCTCGGCCCACTGCCACACGATGTGGGGCCGGAGCTTCAGCCGGCGCGCCACGTCGCGCACGGTGTACCCGGCAGCGAGGAGCTGGACCGCCACAGCGCGCGTCTCCGGGTCGTTGGAGAAGCGCGTCTGCTCCGCCAGCATCTCGACCACTTCCTGCTCGGCGGTCGGCGCCACGCGCGTCACCTTGGCGAGTTGGAGCGGGCCGGGAGCGGACGGCGCGACGACGTGGTCGGGCTTCGCCGCGTCCGGCAGGTCGACGGCGTGGGCGGTCGGGGCGGTCTGCGTAGGCTTCGGTTCGCGTGGCATGCGTGAAGCATAACCGCAGCGGCAAGGGAACGGGAGGACGAAGATACCGGTGGACGCCCTCCCGTTCCTCGTGTATCCTTACGGAGCCGGAGGCTGCGCGCTTGGCTTCTTGTGCGCGTCCCGCCGGGCCTTCTGCGCCACCGCACGCTTGATGTGGTGGATGCAGAACGTCCCGCGCGCGTTCGCGATCCGGTACTGACCCGTCCGGCTGCACCGGATGCCGCCCTTCGGGTCGATCAGGTACGAGCATCCGTAGCGCACGGGCTGCCCCTTGTGGTCGAGGCGCTCGCGCCGCTCCACGTTGGCCGGCAGCGTGTCGATGCGGTTGACCACTTCCTCCGACGTGGTGATCGTGAGCCGGCGGAGCCGACGGCAGAGCCGCTTCGCCCCGTCGTCGGGGAGCCGGTCGAGGAGGGCGCACGCCGCCAGGACGTGACGCACGCACACCTCTCCCTTGATCAGGGCGAGGCCGGACAGGATCGCCAGCGCATCGCCCTCGGAGCGCTGCCAGAACAGGCAATGCTCCGCCGTGGCCTTCGAGATCGGCACCTCGTACCAGTCGGGCAGCTGCTCGTAGATGCGGGGCTGGACGCGCTTACCCATCGTCGCCCTCCGCGTTCACGCCGGCGTAGTCGGCACGGTCCATCTCGTCCACGGCGACCTGCGAGTCGACCGCGGTCCTGCTGATCTGGAACACGCGCATCGGCGCCCCGTGGATGCGGTGGATGGCGGCCCTGCTCTTGATCACCTTGTTGTGGCTGCGCCGGTCGGACAGCACGATCCAGTTGCGCTCCGCCCATCGCTCGATGATCTCCTCCGCCTGGAAGCCGAGCGGTTCGAGGATCTCGCGCAGCGTCGTCGGCAGCACCGAGATGCAGCCCCAGTCGTCGTCGGACTCCCACGCACCGGCCCACCCACGCACCGGGATGATCGGCGCCCCGCTGTTCGTCTTCTCGTGCCGGCCCCAGAACCGGGACTGGTTGGCGGTACACCACGACACGACCTCGATGAGCGCGACGTGCGGCCGGTCCTTCTCGGACTCGATCCGGTTCACGCACTCCAGGGCGTAGGCCATCGCGTCCTCTTCGGGGAGAGGCACGCCGAGCTCGTGGTGCAGGATCGAGGACATGAGATGCAGCGTGGCGAGGTTGCCCGCATGCCGGCGCCCGATGGCCGTGCGCGCGACCGCGGCGTAGCCGTCCCGCGCCTCGCGCCACACGCGCCGCAGTTCGTCATGCTGGTCGGCGATGGACACGAGGTAGTGGATCACCTTGCGGCCGAGGTGGCCGTAGTTCTGATGCACGAGGCGCGTCAGCTCCTCCGCCGCCGGCCCACCCGTGCCGGTGTCGTTGCCCATCGGCTTGCCCGTGACGGACAGCACGCGCGCACGGGTGCCTCCATCCTGCGAGAACGACGTGGCCGCGCTCTCGCCCGACGTGAGCATGATCGTGCGCCACGACACCGTCTGCCGGGTGCCGCCGATGGACCCGCGTCCGCGACCCTGCCCGTTGGCGAAGTCGTAGATGACGTCGCGCACCTGCTTCTGATCCTTCGCCCGCTTCGTCTCGTCGAGGATGATCGGGAGGTTGCAGAGGAACCCGGACAGCCGCTCGATGTAGACGCGGGTGGAGTCCCACGAGTACATGGCCGTCGGCGCGTTGTCGCCGGGGCGTCCCCACACGGAGGCGCCCACGCGCATGGCCGTCGTCTTCCCGCTCGACGTCTCGCCGTTGAAGTCCACGATGAACGAGGGCGCGCCGAGGATCTCCAGCAGCGGGGCCGAGGCCGAGGCGTAGAGCGCGAGCCACATCGGGATGAACGGCTTCATCACCTCCATCGCCTCGATCCAATCCTCCCACGTACCGGACGGCTTCCAGCCTTCGAGCACGGGCTCCATGCCCTCCGGCGGGGAGAGCTCGACGCCGCCGTCCTCCGGCCCCTGCTGCGTCGTGTAGAACGTCTCCGGCAGGAGGAAGCCCTGCACCCCGCCCTGCGCGATCCAGCCCATGCGGCTCGCGGCCTGGTGCGCGGCGAAGCGGTGCATGTTCTCCGCCTCGAACTCAGCCAGCCATTCAACGAGCATGCCCGCCGTGTTGCTGGTGACAGGCACCTCGATGTCGGCGAGGCTGATCAGCTTCTGGCTGTTCATCACCATGCCACGCTCCACCGGGCGCATCGTCCAGCCGGCCGGCGTGCGCCACATGAGCATGCGCTTCGCCGTCCCGGTCAGCACGTCGTGCGAGCGGCCCACGAGGAAGATCGGGGCCGTCGCAACACGTTGGCTGTTCGTCCCGCCGTCGGCGGCGGCCGACAACTTGAACACGCCGGTCGGGTCGATGAGGTAGCCGCGCGGCACCTTCATCATGTCGAGCATGCCCGGCTCGATCAGCGTCGGAGGGGGCGCGCCGGCACCGAGCGCGACACCCAGCGACAGGAGCGACGGGTCGCGCGTCACGCCGATGGCCCGGTCGAGGCTGGCCTTCCGCTTCTCAATGACGAGACGCTTGAGCGCGTTGCGGAGGGCGCGCGTGCGCGTGGCCTGTCCGGGCAGCATCTCCACGACCGCGAGCATCGAGGACACCATGCTCTCGTCGGACATCCATGCGTCCGCGATGGCGCTGAGCGCCTCCGGCCGTTGGAGCGCGGCCCACGCGGCGAGGTGGTTGCTCTTCTCGCCGGACTGCACCTGGTTCTGCAACGTGCGGAGGAGGTCGAGCCCCTGCGACACGGTGTCCGGCCTGTCGTCTTCGAGGATGGGGCCGTCGCCAGCCACCGGCTCGTCGTTCTCTTCGGTGTTCATGTGACGTGATCCCTGAGATAGAGGAAGCCGCGGGGCCGGAGGAACCCGTTGGCGCGGAGTTGCACGAGCGCGATGTTCATCGCACTACGACTGTAGCGGAGTTGCTCTGCCAACGTATCCAACGACGGCAGCGGGTCACCCGCATCCCACGCCGTGACGATGGCATCGAGCGCGCGGTCGGGGCAGAAGGGGCGCCCCTCGCAGCCGGCGCGCCCACGGATGAGCCCCGTCTCCGTCGGCGTCGGGCCGTCGGAGATGATCCGGCGGCGGCGCAACTCGGCCACGTACAACTTCGTGTCCCGGTCGGTCAGGCCGACGGCGTCCGCCAGGTCGAGGACGTCCGTCTGAAGACCGGCCGCCTCTCGGTTCATGATGGCCGCCTTGATCTTCGCCACGATCACCGGCACGAAGTCGGTCGGCTTCGCCGGGCGGAAGACCCGCGTCGGCTTCACGACCACGGGGTACGGGATCTCCAGCCGCTCGCAGTACCGCACGAGGCGCATGTAGAGCTTGCGCGTCGTGGCCTGCGATGGTTCCATGCCGAGCGCCTCGGCGATCTCCGGGTACTCCTTGCCCGCCTTTCGCATGGCGTAGACCCGCTCCAACTGGAGGTCGGTCGTGGTATCCGCCCGACGAGACTTCGTCGGTTCGTAGCCCGCCGTCCGCAGCCGCTTGTGGATGTTGTTCACCGTGCAGCCCTGCTGCGCGGCGATGGTCTTCACGTCCGTGCCGGAGCGCAACTGTTCCCACACCCGCTTGGCGCGCACGGCCGTCCACGGCCGTCCCTTCATGGCTTCCATGCGTCCTCCGTGAAGGTGCCGTGCAGGATCTGGTAGTGCGCCGCGGTGTAGGCATGCTCGATGCCGAGCAGGTACGTGGAGTACTCCGTCTCGCCACGCTGGCGCGCGTCCACCTCGCCCTCGTGCGCCATGCGGGCGCGCCGCAGGCACTCCGCCGCGATGGCCTGGACCTCAGGATCACGCTTCGTCACGCATCACCTCCTCCCACGCAGTCAGGTCCATCATCGACGTGAGCCGGGACAGCGCAGCGCGGGCCGCGCGGATGCGGTCCTCGTGCGCCACCCGGAGCGTGGCCTCGATGTCACGCGCGATGCGCGACTCGAACTGGTTGGCCTCCTTGTTGCGAAGCCAGTCGATGTACTCGGTGTTCGTCAGCGCATCGATGATGATCTGCTCGTGCGCCTCGACCTGCGACTCGAACGTCGCGTACTTCTCGTACCTGTCCATCACTGCACCTCGCTCGGCGGCGCCGCGATGCCGTTGGCGATGATGTTCGCTGCGCTCTCGCGGTTCAGCGCGCTGATCTGCCCGTTGGTGTAGCCGAGCGCCTTGAGCATGGCCCACATGCTGGGCGATGCCACGAAGACCTGCATGACCGGCTTCTCCGACAGGGGCGGCACGGTCACCTGGGGCACGCTGACAGGCGCGCTGGCCGTCACGCCGACGACCTCCGGCACGACCGTCTCGACGACCTCCGGCGCGGCCTCCTCGACCTTGCCGAGCTCGATGACGGTCCAGCCCTTCGGCGTCTTCTTCGGCTTCGTCGGCGTGCCGATCACGACCTGCCCGTCGAACGACGACCACGAGGCGAGCACCTTGCTCAGGGTGTCCGCATCCCAGCCGCGGTCCTCCGGCATCACCAGCACGGGCCGGTCGGAGGGGACGGTGCTGCTGATCGCCATCGCCAGGGCACACGTCACCGTGGCCCACTCCGCACCCGACAGGGCGGCGCGCAGCTTGCCGCCGGCGGCCAGGCCGAGGCGGAAGACCTCCTTGTCCCCGTCCACCAACTGGAGGCCGAACGTCCAGCCGTCCGGCATGAACGTCTGCACGCGCGCCACGAACGCATCGGAGACGCGCTTGAGGAGGCCGGCGACGACACCCTCCAGTTCCTTCTTCATGCCCTTGTACGTCTCACTCTCGCGCGTCATCTCCGCGACGGTGTCGCGTGCGCGCTTGAGGCTCGACCACTTGTCCGCCGTGGTGCGGAGCGCGAGGTAGCGGTCCTGTGCGGCGATGGCTTCCTTCTGCAACTCAGTCGCATCAAGGTCGAGCAACTCCTGCGGGAGCAGCGCCACGTCCTGCGCGAGCTCCGCGAGGCGGCGCTCCATCCCGGCGTAGTCCGGCGCCGGCTGCTGCGCCGGAAGGGAGTTCAGCGTGTCGGAGTAGAACGAGGCGCACGCCTTGATGTGCGCCTTGCCCACAGCGCTGGAGCAGAGGGGGCACGCCTCCACGCCCTGCGACACGGCGATGCCCGCCGCCGACGCCATGCTGCGGTAGAACTCGCGCTCGATCTCGGACGCCGGCGCGACGCGCGGGGCCGCGAGCTGCTGACGCAACCCGGTGATCTTGGCGAGCAGCGCGGCATGCTGCGCCTGTGCGCTCTGCGTGCGGCTGAGACGGGCCGCCGTCTCGCCGGAGATGCGCTTCGCCTCCTCGATGTCGGCCTCGGTCGGAGCCTCGTCGAGATCCTGCGTCATGCCGGTGAGCAGCGTCTCCGCCCCGCTCGCCTCCTTGGCGGCGTCACGCTGCCGCTTGCCCGCGTACTCCAGCGTGGCGAGGAGCGCCTCGACCGGGGACTTGCCACGGCCGACCGCCGCGCTGATGTCCTTGTACTTGGCCTGATAGATGGTCGGCACCATCTCCTCGACGTCGGAGGCGCGCACGTCCGCAGCGGCCCACGAGAGGAACGCCTTGCGCGCCGTGGCCGGGGAGCCCTCCAGCACCTCGCGCACCGCGTGCAGCGGGAGGAACGCATCGCCCGCCGTGTCGTGCGAGGGGCGCCCGCCGTCCTTGGCGATGAAGACGTAGTCCTCGCCGCTGCTCAACTTGGCGTGGATGGAGAGGCGCTCGGCACTCGCCATGCTCATCAGCAGCGCCGAGTCGCGCACACCGGAGCGCCCGACGAGGTCGTCGGCACTGCCGAGCAGCGCCAACTGAAGGCTCTGCTGGATGCTAGACTTGCCGCTTCCGTTCGGCCCGACGATCAGCGTCTTGGGTCCGAGCTCGACGGTCTTGGGGCGGCCGTCGGCGGTCTTGAGGTTGGAGACGAGGCGCTCGACGTGCGGGCGCTGGGTGGTGGTCTTCTTTGCCATGATGCACTCCGGGGAAGGCGTCCGGTGGGCGTCGCTGCCGCTGACAGGGAAGCGAACGACGCCGCACCGGACACGAACACCTTAGTGTATCGCTACCGCACCGTCAAGTAGACAGAGTATATTTTGTGTACGGCATGCAGATGCCCTGGTCCGCACCGCACTCCAAGCAGTCGGTGTACTCGTCAGGATCGGCGAGGCCCGACGCCATGCGAACCATCGTGTGCATACGCAGCGAATGGCCGCAACGAGAACACGACGAAGCCGAGGCGCGCTCTTCCTCATCGCGCACGGGGGCCACGGGCGTCTCCGTAACGCTGGAGCGTGAGTCTGTCAAACGCTTGTGCATCGACCAGTACGCGGCGCGCATCTGCCGGTTCTCCTCGCGCACCGTCTCCAGGGCGAGGGCCGCCTCGACGAACAGGTGGCGGATCTGCGTCTGCTCGTCGGGCCGGTGTTGCTGCCACCATCGGATGCGGCGGAGAAGCGACTGCGCCTTGTCGATCTGCGGACATGTGTGCCCCGGAGGTTTCATGGCGCAGCCTCCAGCGCGGCGACTAGAAGTTCGGACTCGCTCTCGCCTTGCAGCGCGGTCGTTCCGTAGTCCGCGAGGAACCAGCGTCGTTTCCCACCGTTCACGGGCGATAGCGTCGTCTGCCCGTGCGCCTCCCGCACCAGCGCCAGCACGCACCCGAGCGTGGCAGGATCGCGGAGATCCGGCACGTCCACGTCGTTCGACCAGCGCCACAAGAGCGAGGCGTCCCACGTCCTACCCTGCATGTCGAGCATGCCGCGCATGGGGCGGAAGCCCTTGCACGCGACGAGGCGCTTGCCCAGCGCGGTGGCTTCCTCTTCGGTCATGCCCCCTCCTCGCGGCGGTGCTCGCCGCGTTCGATGGTGTCGGCAATGTTGCGGCGCACGTTGCAGTACGCGCAGAACCTGTCTTCGTGCCCCGGCGACCCGCACTCCGCACGCAGCCACGCCACCACGGCGGCGCGCTCCTCGGCAGCCCCGGCATGGAAGGCCGACTCGACGGCAGCCTCCAGCCATCGACGCAGCTTCTCGTCGTCAATGGTCATCGGGACACCGTGTTGCGGCGGGCGAGCTCGCGCTGCAAGTACCAGAGCGCCTTCTTGAGATTACGCCTATACATTTTCGTACCTCTGTATGATCGTCTTTGCCCACTCAAGAACGTCGGCCACACGCTGACCTTTCGGCTGCGCCGTAGTCCAGAGTTCCAGGTTTTCCGGTCGGTTGTCATCTTTGACGCCGTTGATGTGATGGACGTTCTCGTCAGGGTGCAGCGCGCGTCCGAGACGGTTCGACATCACAAGCCTGTGCTCCATGATGTAGCCCTGCTTGGTCGCGTTCGGATGACCCTTGGCGTAGACGATGACGTACCCCTTCGAGTCTTTTCGCCTCCCGCCACGCCAGTTTTTCGCGTTTTCGCCGTTTCGCGGCAAGCACTGTCCGCACGAGCGGACGCTTCCGCTGCGAAGGTTACTGCTCAAGACAGTGTGTTCGTGGCCACAAGCACAACGACAGAGCCACCTTGCCCCGCCGCTTTGATGTGGCTCGCGCTCGCAGCGCATAAGCACCGACAGCAGTCCGAAAGTCAGCCCTGCGAGGTCCATGAAGTTGGGATCAAGGCAGCCGCAAGACTTCGTGTTTCCACTATTGAGATTGCCTCCGGTGACGATCCTCTCGTTCCCGCAAGAACATCGGCATAGCCACCAAGACTTGCCGCCAGCACGGGGAACTTCGCGGATCACAGTAAGCCGTCCGTAGACGCGACCAGTTCTATCTATCTTCATCACCTGAAGTCTCCGCGACCGATAGCGCACGGTCGATGTACCAGCGGGCTTTCTTGAGGTCTTCTGCGGCGGAGCCCTTCTTTCCCGCACGCGCGATATATTTTATCGCATTTCCGAGATGAAAAGCAACCCCCCTCGGCCAACCTTTGGTCCAGTCCTCGATCACCGTGATGGCTTCGATCTTTCCGACGTTGTAGTGGCGCGGATGATCGACCGTGTTAGGTTCGGGTCGAACGGGGTCTACAATAGCGAGAGGCGCGGCAGAGCGGGCCGCCTGCAAACTTTCAAGGCGGGACGCCATGTACCTGCGGTTGCGGTCGGCCAAAGCGTACATCACGTCGGTGTGCTCGTCGCAGTAGCGACCCCCTTCGAGGGCCGTACCCGTGCAGCCGCCCGCCCACTTGCAGCCCTTGGGGGCGGCCTTCTCGCACAGTTCGCGCCAGCCCTTGTGCCACCGACAGGTATCGGCGTAGTTGGCACAGGTCCGCTCTTCGTCGCCATGCACGTATACACGCGCGCCACACTTCTCTCTGCTCATGCTGATTCTCCGATGTGAAGTACGCCGACGTCCGTCCAGGCGTCGGTATCTTTGGCCTCGACGCCGATGATGGCGGCGACCTGCTTGCTGGCGGGGATCCATGCGAAGGCCGGCTTACGGCGGGCGAGGAACCCCTCGACGAGCGCGAACGTGGCGCGGCCCACGGCTGGCTGATCGAAGTGGAACACCGGCACGACGATGCCGTGAAACAGCGGGCTGCCGCTCCAGTCTTCCGCGACCGGCACGTCCTTGACCCATGTGTTCCAGCCGCCCATCGCGCGGCTGCGCTTCATGTAGTCGTCGCGGCCCGGCACGACAGAGACTTGAAACCTCTCGGTCGCAGCCGCCACCCATGCGTCGATGGTCGCGTCCTCGACCTGCTTGGTGTGCGCGAGGAACAGCGCGTTCATGCCGCCCTCCAAAGCAGCACGTACTTGCGACGCGGCTGCGTCTTCTGCTGGTAGATCACCTTGCCCTCCTCGTACAACTCCATGAGCATGGGCTGAAGGAAGCGCGGCGTGATCCGCAGTTCGGATGCGACCTCCTCGGTCGTCGACCACGGCTCGTCGGTGATGACGGCGAGCGCCTTCCGCTTGTGCGTGGCGCGGGGATCGGTCGGCGGCTTCATGCGATCTCCTTGCGCGTCTGCGCCTGCCACGCTTGGATCGCCTTCACCAAGGCGTCGAAGTCGTCGCGGTCGATGGTCAGGGTGCGCCGGCGCGTGATGGCGTCGGTGCGGTTACGCGCGATGACACGGTCCACGAGCGCTTCGAGCTGCGCCTGCGTCATGGGGATCATGAGTTCTCCTTGCGATGGTCGCCGCGCAGGATGGCCTCGGCCAGCGCGGCGTTGTCGCAGCCGGTCCCCGGCGCGAGCAGGTACGCCACCACGGCCTTCTCCTCTGCCGCGAGGTCGAACTTCAGTGACTCGATGATGAGTTCCTTGAACTTCAGCGACTTCTTCAAGTCCTTGATCGTCAGCGCCATCTCAGCGATCTGCGCGGCGAGCGCTTCGTTGCGTTCTTCTAGCGTCACGGCCACCTCCCGACCTTGCGGGCCACGGCGGCCACGAGGTCGAGCAGCCAGTGCGTGATGTCGATGAGGTCTGCTTGCATGTCGTCTCTCCTAAAGACCTCTATGGTATAGCAAGACCATACCGTAGCGGCAAGAAGAAACGCTACGCCTCCTTCAAGTTGCGCCCGACGCTCGCCTCGGCCGTGAGCGCGACCTCCCATCCGGGGATGCGGACGGTCATGCACTCCTCGACCTGCTTCCGCATTCGCTCCAGTTCAGGCGGCAGCGCCTCGCCCTTCACCGGCTTCCATCCCGCGAGGCCCGGCGGCGCCTCCACCTCGACCGCGACGGAGTCGTGACACTGGTGGATAAGGCCCGTCCGGCGTCCGAGATCCCACGGAAACGCATGGATCAGCGCCTGCTCCGCAAGCCGCATGATGCTCGTCTCGGCGGCGAGGACGGGGAAGTTGACCACCTCGTTCTTCTTGCCGTCGGAGAGGCTGCCGGATCGCCGGCCCAGCACCGGCTCCTCCATGTAGCCCTGATGCCGGTAGAGCAGGAGCATCTCCTCCCACGCCTGCATCCACTCCGGCTCCGTCTTCAGCCACGTCTCGTGGAAGTGACGGACCTCCTTCGAGGTCATGTTGAGGTAGGGCATATCGCCGCCGTCCGACTCGGTCGACGTAAGTACTTGCCAGACCGTCATCGGATCGGCCCAGTAGATGCAGTTGTGGACGAAGATGCCTGAGGCCAAGGCGAAGTTGTGGGCCTCGTGATCGACGCCGATGTCCCAGACCTCGTGCTCGCCGGCCGGCACGACGCTCTCGACGACGTGGTTGGGGAGCGTGTCGGTCTGCCCCTTCCAGTACGCCGGGATGCCGCGCGACTTCCGGTAGTAGACGACGGCCTGCTCGGTCACGCCTGCGCGCTTCGCCACGTCACGGTCGTGCTCGTGGCCGACGAACTCGACGAATGGGTCGAGCTTCGACTTGAAGCGTTTTCCCTTGTTCGTGGTCTTTCGCAGCTTGCTGTTGCGGCGCATCGCCTCTGACGCAGCTTGCCGCCACTTCTCCGAGCGCTTTCGCCCCTCGACGAGGGCGGTGTTCATCTCGTCGTAGCCCGCGGCCCACATGGCGCGTGATGCCTCACCGTAGGCGGCGGCACGCTCTGGCGTCCAGTGATGGCGGCTGTGCTCGCTGGCGGTCATGCCTTCGAGGTTGTCGGGATGGTTGTTGCCCTTGTCGCCGTCCTTGTGATGGACATGCTCGTGGCCCGGCAGCACCCAGCGATGCTCCTGCACGCGGCTCTTGTTGTCGTTGAACTGCTCGATGAGACGGTAGCCGGTCTTCGGGTGCGTCCACCGCTTGAACGGCATGAGCCGGTCGCCGGGTCGCAGATCTTGCAGCTCACGCCACGAGCCGTCGCGCAGCATGAACTTGTGGTCGGGCGTGAACGTCTCCGTCCATCGCTTTCGGCCATCACGCATCGTGATGGTCATGCACGCCCGCACACCGACCTTTGTCTTCTGGATGATACGAGCGGGAACGTACTGTGCCCCGTCCCAGCACCACGTCCAGTCCTGACCAGGCTCGATGTCAGCGATGCGCTTGTGGCCTTCGGGGCCGAGAGTGACGACGAGTGTATCTTCCACCGCGCAAGCATAGCGGAACGTCTTCATAATGTCACGCATCGCCTTCGCCATGCCGCCTGCGGGTTTCTTGTAGAGGCTGAACCCGTCCGGCCCCCATCCGTCCGCGTTCTTGAACTTGTCGCCGAAGACGTTGTAGGACAGCGTGTTGTGTGGATCCTTGCCTTCGGTGAAGCACTCCAGCAACAGCGGGATGCGCCAGTAGTTGGCCGTGATGCGGAGGTGCGCTTGGTCGAGGTCGGCCCCCACGAGGATGTGGCCCGGCTCCGCGGCGAAGAGCGTCTTGAGTTTGCCCTGTCCCTTCCTTGAGCCGATGTTCTGGAGGTTCGGGCCGCTCGACGAGAGCCGCCCCGGAGCCGTGACGTGCGCGTTCCACGTCGAGCGGATGCGCCCGTCCGGGTGCCAGATGAGCCCCTTGTTCGGATCATGCGCGGCGAGGTTCAGCGGCAGCAGCACGGTGCCGAGGATCTTGTTCTTCTCCCGGCGGTACAGCCGGAGCTCGCGGATGAACGCCTCCTGGTCGGGCGAGAGGCGGCCTCCGGCGAGGTGGCCGCGAAGCACCTTGTCCCCCGTGCCGGGCATGCCCGACGCCGTGTAGAAGTCGCGTGCCTCCATCTGCGGCGGGATGCCGAGCTTCCACGTCTCGTAGAGCAGGTCGCGGATCTGGTCGGCGCTGCCGGGCTTCACACCCACAACCTCGTCGCCGTCGTCGTTGGAGCCCGCGCTCTTGAGGTCGAGCTTCCCGAGGCCCACGGCGAAGGACAGTTCCGCGAGCCGCTTCTCCCGCTTCGCGACGGACGCGCGCGTGTCCATCTCCATCTTCCACCGCGCCTCCTGATCGACGTACACGCCGATCTTGTGGAGGTTCACGCACATGTCCTGCGTGGCGTGGTCGATCTCGTGGAGATCCCACCGACGCTGCTCCCAGCCCACGGGGCGCAGCGCCTCCGGCAGGTCACGGAACGCACCGGCCTCCTCCGCCGCATCCATCAACGGCACGACGATGCGCGCGTTCACGGTGCTGTCGGTGCAGTTGTAGGCGAGGCGGTCCCAATCGTCGACCTTGCCGTGCGCGAGGCTCTCGCCCTTCTCCGTCGTCTCCCAGCGGTCCACGTCGGTGAGCACGGAGCCGACGACCTTCAGCCCCTTCGGAAGTTCAGGCGCCCTGAACCTTGCTGCGAACAGCGTGTCGATGATGGGCATCGGCGTGACGCCGAGCCACTGCTCGACGACCTGTCGGTCGTAGGAGCCGGCGTTGTGCCCCACCTTGACCTTGGTCGGGTCCGACAGGAAGCGGCGCAGGATGTCGAGGATCCGCACCTCGTCATCGAACGAGTAGAAGCGCGTGTAGCCGTCGCCGCTCAGGATGTTGAGGCCCATGACGCCGGCGCGACGCGCCTCGACCTGGCCCTCGCGGAGCGCCCTGCCCTCGGTGTTGAGGTCCGGGTGCGCGATGGCGATGGAGCGCACCTTGCACACCATCGGCTCGATGCCGTCCGTCTCAAGGTCGTAGGCCCAGAACGGCATGTCCTGCGCGAGGAACGCTTCAAGCTCGTCAGGCGTCGGGTTGAAGGACCGCACGGGGTCTGTCCAGCGCAACTGCCCCGCAAACCAGCGCATCGCCTTGCCGAGGTCCGCATGCACCGTCGCGCGCCACCCCGGAGCCTTCTGCACGAAGCCGGGATGGAACGTCGGGAACACCTTCCGCACCGCGCCTTCGGGCACGACGTTGGCGAGCGGCGTCTCCATCAGCGCGCCCCAGTTCTCGTCGACCCACACCGGGCCGCCGCGCAGCGCGAAGATGCTCTGCGTCTTGGCCGTCAGCGCGTTGGCCGCCGTGCGCCCTAGCGCGAGGATGTTCTCGTAGTCTTCTGCCTCCTTGAGTAGACGAGGACGGCAGCACGCGATAGGGTCCGGGAGGGCCGGGAGCCCTGTAGCAAGACGACGACGGTTCTCCTTGTCGAGCGCCTTGGTCATCTTCTCCCATGCGTTCGGCTGCGTGCCTGCGTTGCACGCGACGACGTGGGTCAGGTCGATGTCGGCGCGCTTGCGGCCCGCAGCGAGGAGCGCGAGGTTCCACTCCTGCCCGCTGCGGCCGGACAACGGCCGTCCGTTGTTGGTGTCCTCGACGTGCGGGGACTCGGCAACGGCGAGCACGATGGCGCCCTCGTGGCGCTCCGGCGGGCATGGCTGCCAGTAGCCGTCGCGGAACGCGCCCTTCGGGCCGAGCGGGCACTCGTCGCAACGCGCGCCGTGCTTGCGCGGATCATACGGCATCGTCATCGTCCATCCGCTCGAAGTCGCGACGGAACGCCCGTTCGAGGCGGTGCAGCGCACGATGGAAGACGAAGACGGTAGCGACGACGATGCTAGCGAGCATCAACAGGATGGCGAGTGTGGGGGTCATGCAGCCACGGTATCCTTACCGTAGCGGCAAGGCAACCTACATCTTCGGCGTCGAGCCGTACCGCTGCTTCAGCAGGTACACGTCCGTCAGGTGCTTGGTGCCGATGCCGGTCACGAAGTTGGACAGGGAGCCGGGGTACGGACACTCGCCGCCGTTCACGATGGCGTCATTCGCCGCCTCGGAGAGCTCCATGAGCATCTCGGCGATGACGAGGGGCGTGCCGCCCGTCGAGGCGACCTGGCTGATCTTCTCGCCAGCCGCGGCCCATGCCTTGATCGGGTCGAGCTTGTCCGACCCGTAGTGCCCGGCGATGACCTCGGCAAGGCCGTCGATCTCATCCTCGACGCTCTCGTAGAGACGCTTGAACATGAGGTGGTCGCCGTAGAACTGCGGCCCCTTCGACTGCCAGTGCAGCGTGTGGTACAGGTGGTGCGCGGCGCGAAGGCCGGCCCACAGGTCGAGCAGGACGGGCAGAAGCACAGAGCCTCCCAAGCCCGACCATCATATCAAAAACGAGAACGCCCCGCCACTAAGGACGGGGCCGAGCTTACGTTCTCGCCGGGCGTTGAGCTGCAAGATGTGTCTACTCAACGGAGCTGGGTAAACACTTCTTGCAGGCCCGTGTCTACGGTTCCCTCGTCAGGGACTAACGAGCGACGCCAACGGCCGGGGGCGGCGGGAGGCGCAGGCCACCGGCGGGAGCCGGAGCGACCGTCTGAACCGCCGGACCGGCGGAAGCGGACGGGGCCGCGGGGATCGCGCCGGGGATGACCGGCGCGGAGGACGGACGGGGCGTGTTGTTGACGCCGGCCACCGAGGGGACCGCGCCGGACGCCTTCGCCTTTTCGTACTGCTCCTTCGAGAGGAACTTGTTGATCTTGGCGTAGGAGCCCTGCACGCCCTGCTGGCCGGGCACGAACTCGACGTAAGCCTTGCGGCCACCGTTCGTCCCGGAGACGAGCCAGGCGTCGCTGATGTCGCCGTTCTCGATCTGCTCGTCGGAGAACCCGAACGACACGAGGATGGTCTTCAGGGCGGCGATGCGACCCTTGAAGGACTTCTCCGGCAGGCCGTCCACCGGGAGGTGGAGGAACTCGAACATCTTGAACCCGTTGGGGAACTCGACGGTGAAGCGGCGAGCGTCGGGCTTGTCGCCCTGCTTGTACTCGACGGAGACGCCGGACACCTCGTAGTAGCCGGCCTCCGGCTGGGAGGAACCGAGCGTGGAGACGCCCTTGAAGGAAGAGCCGTTGATGTTGAAGGACATGATGTACTCCGATGGGTGGTCTGTGATGCTGGGGTTGATGGACTACGGGGCGACCGAAGCAGAGGGAGGCAGTGGCACGCCGCCCGACTTCTTCGGTTCATCCTTCGGCGCGAGGTCGAAGAGGTTCCTCGCCTTGCGCTTGAGGAACGTAGCGCGGGCAATACCATCTTGGCAAGCCCAACGCAGATGGATTTGTTGATGACCCGCGTGGAACAGCGGGTGCTGCTCGGAAAGAGCCTTGATGGAACCCTGCACATCGCCCGTCTCGACGATGCGCTCGGCCAGCGTGTCGGCCAAGTCGTCCTGCCACTCCAGCCCCGGAACGCGACTGAGCTGGTAGCCGCCCGCGCTCGCCCGCAGGATCTCGCGCAGGTTGCCGGGGGTCTTCGCCCAGCACACGCCGGTGCGGTCGCCCGTCACCCACTCCGGCGACGTCGGGTCGCAGAAGTAGATGCCAGGGAACCACGGGTCCGGGTAGGTCGAGTCGACCATCGCGCGCACGTTGATGTCGCACCACGAGGGCAGCGTCTCGACCTGGTTGCGGCTCGGCACGTTCGGGCCGCCGGGGCAGAAGAACCCCTCGGCGTTCGTACCCGGCATGCGCTCGTGGAACGTGAAGGCGAGATGCACGCCCATGTGGCGGGCGAGGCCCGACAGCATCAGCAGGTACTTGTTGAGCTGCTGGTAGGCGTAGAACTTGTCCTTCTTGCCGCTCTTGCCGGCCGGCGCCTCCTCGTTCCAGACCATCATGCTGCGGTCGCAGATGTGGCTGGCGTCGTCGATCACGACCGCGCCGTACTGGCGGGCCATGCCGGTGCGATGGACGTAGTCGAGCAGGGTGACCAGCTCGTGCAGCGTCTGCGGCGGCTCGGGGTGGACGGCGGGCGTGAAGCCAAGCTCGTTCTGCGCGACGAGCGTGATGGCGCTCGGCACGCCGATGCACAGCGCGGTCGGGAACGCCGCCAGCACATCGCTCGTCTTCTTCTTCTTGGGCTTCCCGTAGACCGTCACCATGACGGTCGGGTTGTCGGTGGTCATGTCAGTACTCCGGCCCGGTGGTCATCCACGCCGCGTGGGCCAGCCACGGCGAGGCCGTCCCTCATCCGCGGCTCGGACCAAGGGAACAGAGGTCGAGCCCGGCACAGGCTCCGTAGCGTCCATAGCACGACAGTTCGTTCTGCGCCTTCGGCCACTCCCACGGATCGGTGGTCATGTCGAGGGTGGCGATCTGATGCTCCGCCCACCACAGCCAACGAGCGAAGTGGGCGTCCCGGTGCGGCGTCTGCGGAACCTGCTCGCGGACCACGCGCCCCGGCTGCGTGCTGCTGATGAGGTTCAGCGTCAGGCCGCCGAACGCCTCCCCGTAGAGCTGCTTGCCCATGATGCGGAACGCAGCGAAGCCGCCATCGATTGCATAGGCCGCAGCGCTGTTCTTCGCGTTGACGTTGGCCTGGTGCTTGTGGTCCCAGATGTAGTAGCGTCCCGACGCATCGCGGGTTACGAGGTCGATGCGGCGCGTGAGCGTGATCGGACGCCCATGTTCTCGGTGGTCGGGCATGTGCAAAGGCGTCACCTCGATGTCGGCACCGTCGAGGCTTCGCCACGCGCCGCCCCTCTCCTCGCCGACCCACAGCCCCCACTCGCCGCGCAGCGTGCCGAGCACCGCCGTGACGGGCGCCTCGACCGCGATGACGTCGCCGGGAGGTTCGGGGAACTTCGCCAGGTAGGCGTGGAACACCGTCTGCATGGTCGGCAGGAGCTCATGGCTCCCGTACTTGTCGCACCACGCCGTGGCCGCCTCCTCCGGCTCCATGAACACGCTGGGGTCGTGGTGCATGGTCTCGTCGACCATCACGCCCTGGGGCTGCCCTGCGCCCCAGATGGCGTGCAGATGCGCCTGTAGCGTGTGGCCGATGCTCCCCTTCGCCAACGCCTCGATGGGTGGGGAGAGGTTCACGTCGTCGATGCGGTTGTTGTAGGCGAAGAGTTTGGGGCACTTCGCGAAGTTGCCGACACGGCTCCAACCGCGGCTCGACTTGCCGGCGTCGATGAGCATCTTCATGCGTCGTCCTCCTCTTCTTCGATGAACAGCTTGGACACGACGTCGTCCACGATGGCCTCGCGGTCCTCCATGCCGAGGAGCTTCTCGCCCATGCCGTCCAGCTCGTCGGCCGCAAGGAACTGCTCGATGGGGCCGAACTTGTCGGTCAGGATCTCGACCACACGCTCGTCGTAGGTCGAGGCTGCGACGACGACCTTCAGCAGCGTGGCCCGCCCACCATGACGGTCGAACCGGCCACGCCACTGAAGGAAGTCACCGGGCTTCCAAGGAAGCATGGCGAAGATAGCGAGGTCCGCCGTCTGCATGCCATCGACCGCGATCCCGAACGCCTGGCCCGTGCCGACGAGGCAACACGGGCCAGGACTGTTTCGGAACCCGTCGATCATGTCGTTGCGCTC